GTCGTCTTGAAGTGTTTCCAACTCCTTCGTAAATTCGGGTGGATAGAGATCCGCTCTCGTCGAAGCGATTTGACCTAATTTTACAAAGGTTGGTCCAAGATCAAGAAGTTGTTCCTTCGTCCACCGACCAAGCTCAGATTTATTTTGTACAGTTGCGTTTTTCCATAGAAATTTACCCGCAAACTTCCATGTCTTCAACTTTCTGTTAGGAAGCCTAACGGGTACTTTGTTGGCTACACATAACATCCTACTTTTTGTAAAGTTTTTTATTTTCTTAAGTTATATAAATGCCAAAGATTGCCAACTTATTTAAGCCTATCACCAGTCCAGCTGAGAGGTTTATCAGTGCGCAACCCCTCGTCTTTTCTCTGATCATCTTGTATCAGGGTCTCTTCTCAGGTAATGCGATCGAGATTCCCAAGAATCTCAAGAAACTTTTCGACAACAAGGTGTTCCGTTTGATTTCTCTGATGCTCATCGCTTTCAGTGCCACTCAGGATATCGAGTATGCACTTCTGTCGACTATCATTTTCTTGGCTGTCATCTACGCCCTCAAGACTCCCGAGGAGCGCAAGAAGACTGGTCTCATTTAATTTGTGAGCTAAAAATAGAATGAAGATTCATATAGTCGGTGCCGGTCCAACTGGCATGTCCCTCGCGTGGGAAATTCTCAGGTCAGGTGATCATGACGTGACAATTTACGACAGGAAAATATCAGCCGGTGGTTCGTGGTGGGAACCCAATGTGGAGACGAGAGATCTTCACGCGCATAGAATTGTTTTTGATCGAGCCTTCATAAACACTCAATCACTTTTCAGGGAAATGGGGATTTCTTGGGACGAGATATTTCGAGCCAAAGATAATGGTGAACATGTGAACTTCGTTCTTCGTTCACTCAGTTTGAAAGATTATGGTACACTCGTTTCACTCTTTGTGAGAGTTCTCTCACAGCCAAAAAAATACAAATCTGTATCACTCAAAGAAGCGGTTGGAACTTTATCAGAAAAGGGTCAGGCGTGTATCGAACACCTTCCACTCATCATGGACGGTGTCACGTGGGATGTCATGACAGCCTACGAGTTTGTGAAGAATTTGGATCACGTCGCTCTCTCACAACCCTGTACACAGAGGGTTTCAGGAAAAGTCATGTGTGATGCGATGGAAGAAGCTCTTCTCAACGCTGGTGTGAATTTTGTTTTTGGAACTGAATTGAAAGAGGTTCAATACGAAGATGATAGCTACAGTGCGAGCTTTTCAAATGGTACGGTCATCGATGATGGCATGCTCTTCTTATGTCTCGACAACAGTCCCGCCTTCAAGTTGATGGGTGATAATTGGGGACCTAAATCCGTGGAAAAGGTCAGAGACAGTACATATGGTGCAATCAATGTTCTTCTCGATTATGATAAAGCCCCCAAAATCAATTCGGATCTCGAGATTGCCGCTACCACTCCTTGGAATCTTCAGCCCAAACTTTTATACGGAACGAACACAATTTCGTGTGTCATATGTCATCTCACAGAAGAGATACTGGCGTCAGATCCAGAAACTTTGAAAGCAGAGGTACTGAAGCAATTGGGTGTACCGGAACCCAAGGAGATTCGCATCGGTTGGGGTGCAGAATGGGATGGTGAGAGGTGGCAATTTTCGCAGTCGTCGGGTGTACTCAGTCTCGATGGTCAGCTTCCATTCTTTGGAAAGTGCTCAAAGGTTGCGATGTGTGGCATGATGTCTCCGAGGTACACACCCTACTCAAGCATAGAAGCAGGAATTGAAGTTTCCAGAACACTCGCACACGAATGCTTCGGAACAAGGGAACCTCTCAGACCAATCCTTCTCACACAAGTAGTGACATTCATCATCGTACTACTTATAGTTTTAACTCTAGTCTACCGTAATAGAAACATATGAAGTTCATAGCGAAAGTATATGAACCCATGTATGACTTTAACAATAAGAAATATATCCGCTTCACGATACCCCTCAAGTGTGCGGAAATTATAGAAAGGATGCACACCTCGAGATCTCATCTCGTCGTGAATCAAAATGTAGACAACCCCCTCGATGGTAGAGTTCTCACTGTCAAGGTTCCATTCCGTTATAGGAGAGTGATGTGTGAAGTCACGGGGCGACCTCTACAATCTCTTATAAAGGGTGATGAAGCGGAAATTGTGGTGGACTTCAAGGGTGTTTGGAATGTTGGAAATTACTCTGGCTTCTCCTGGATACTCTCGAGTTCTCAGACGATTGATTAACACTTAATGATGTACTTATTTAAAGTTTCCCACCTTTTAAATAAGTATGCTCACAAGAACTGGATACCTGGTGGACTCGGGTCCAATCCAAGAAATTAAAAAGGAACTTACGGTAAGACCCGTGGTCAATAGTGACTATGGATTTCCTCCACCGCCTTTCAAAGTTTTCAGACCGACTAAGAATGGAATCTGCATTCCAAGATTCTACGGAACTTCTAAGCTTGGAGAGCCTACCCAAGACAAGAGACCCGAACCCACCCGCATCCAAACCAAGTTCGCCGGACAGCTCAGAGACGCCACACACCAAAACGAAGCACTTGCAGCAGCAATTCAGGCAGGGCATGGCATCCTTTCTCTACCATGTGGCTACGGGAAGACGACGGTATCCTTGGCTATAGCGTGTAAGTTGGGCTACAGGACGATGATTGTCGTACACAAACAGTTTTTGGCAGATCAATGGCGGGAGCGTATCCAACAATTTTGTCCGGGTGCCACAATAGGTGTGGTTCAACAGGATAAGAAACAAGTCGACTGCGACTTTGTGATCGCGATGCTTCAATCCCTCTCACTAAAGGAGTACAGTTTCACAGACTTTGAGAGTGTGGGGACTCTCATCGTAGATGAGGCACATCACATATGTGCCAAGGTGTTTAGTCAAAGTCTCTTCAAATTGTGTCCACGACATATCTATGGGCTCTCCGCAACCCCGGAAAGGAAGGATGGTCTCACGAAGGTGCTTCATTGGTTCATGGGTCCCACCTTTTTCGCGGTGGAGAGAAAGAATCAGGAGCAAGTTGAAGTGTTTCCAGTGACTTTCGATTCAGCCAATTATAGGAACCCCCCACCCTCGATGAGAAATGGAAAGATCTCGATGCCCAACATGATCACAGAAGTTGTCGAGGACAGGCAAAGAAACAAAATGTTAGTGGAACTTGTCAAGAAAGCTTCTGCGGGTACCAGACAGCTCCTTGTTCTCAGTGATCGGCGTCAACACTGTGAACTACTTCACCAATGTTTTCCCAAAACCTCTGGACTCTACATGGGTGGTATGAAGGAGGCGCAGCTTCAAGAATCTTCAAAGAAGAAAATCATCTTCGCGACGTTCAGTCAAGCCCACGAAGGTCTAGACATTCCGACACTAGATACCGTTATCTTGGCTTCACCCAAGTCTGACATCACACAAAGTATTGGTCGTATCATGAGAGAGACGAAAGGGAAGAAGAATAATCCCCATATTTACGATGTACACGACCCGTGGTCAATCTTTACGGCGATGTACTACAAAAGAATGAAGGTCTATAGACAAGGTGGTTTCAAGATTCATGGAAAGGTGGTGGAAGAGAAGAAGAGTGAGTTCCCTCAGGGAAAGTGTCTGTTTTTATAATCTGAACAACTATTAAATGTCTGGTGCATTGATACAACTCGTCTCCAAGGGTGTTCAGGATGTATATCTCACGAGTGAAGAGGGACATTCCTTTTTTCGCATGAAGTTTACTCGTCACACAAACTTTTCCCAAGCTCCCAAGTTTATCAAAACGATCAGTTCCAATGATACTTCCATCACTATTCCAGTTTTGGGTGATGTCATTAATGGATTGTGGTTTGAGGCGACATCTAGGACAGCCAACATTTCCTCAAATCTCTTTTACAACTCCACCATAGATCTCTTTATCGGTGGACAAAAGGTTGATTCCCAACATTATGACTATTATAGTGACATATGGGCAAACTACATGGCTGACACGTATAATAAATCTCAAGAACTTAACAATAAAACCTCGACAGCGAACCCAGCGTTCTTGCCACTTCATTTCTTTTTCTGTGACCATAAGGCATTTTTACCGCTCATCGCCTTACAGAATCACCAAGTCGAGATTAGGATTAATTTGGATGAAGCAAATATTGCATCTATACAAGAAGTCGACAAACAAGCTAAGTTATATGGAAACTACATCTATCTAGATAAAGATGAACGCGAATCTCTCACGAGGCGGAGTATAGATTTCATCATCACACAGACACAAAGAATTGAGAATGAATTGACGACTGTTGTCGATAACACCCAGGGTGGGGGGTACAACGTCATAGACATTTCGAGTTTTAATCATCCAGTGAAATCTATCTTTTGGGGTTTTGGTGCTCTCAGTGATGATTTTGCGAATGACCGTTTTACATTCTTAAACGCTGACATTCAAATCAATGGTACACCTCTACTCGAAAACATGACTCCACTCTATTTTCACACCGTTCAAAACTATTACAAGTCCAACTATGGTACAAGTGAGTATGTTCCTGAGACTGAAGTACTTTTGTATACCCGATACTTTGGATACCATTTCTGTTTGAACGCATCTGAATACAATCCTTCTGGTAGCTGCAACTTCAGTCGTCTAGACAATGCAAAGTTAGTGCTACGGGGTGTTGAGAAGGGTAACCTTAGACCCTCGAACCAGTCCATTTTTATATATGCCGTCAACTACAATGTTCTCAGGATCAAGGATGGATTAGCGGGAATTTTATTCGGTAACTAAAGTATATGGGTAGAACAGTTCGTTTCGACCAGATCTTCGTATCAAGTCTAGACGCAGACCCAGTAGAGCAAGATGTACTTACGTCGGTCAGGAGTATCATCACATCTGAGATTGAAGTCGACGATCTTACTGCATCGAATAGTATCGAAACGAAAATTCTCACTGTACCCGGAAAGATTACAGCGAATCAGACGGATTTCAAAGTGACTGGACTCAGTAATGTTGTCCGTATAACAACTTCACAGGTTGGTATAGGCGCGATTCCTGTGAACGATTTTCAGGTTGGCACAAGTAATGTTATCATTAATAGAAATGCTACAAACCTGATGACTGTTCGAGGCAATTTAGCCACGACAAATGTGATCGCGTCGAATGTATTACAGACTACCAATGAAAACTTCAAAGTCGATAGCACTGGTTCCAATGTATTAACGGTGAGTGGTGACATGGTCGCGACAAATGTGAATGTAGACACGAAACTCACAGTTGGAACGTCTGAAAATGTTGGATCGAACGTCGCCGTTTTCAAAAACGGTGATGTCATTATTGAAAATGGTAGGTTCAAATTGTTTGGTGATATGAATGTATTTGGTAATGTTTATGTTTCTGAAACGACAATTTACGAGACTGTTAAAAACCTTGTCGTCGAAGACCCTTTCATACTCTTGGGTAATAATAATGGTGCGGGTACATTCGATACGGCGCTCATAATGAGTGAAGACAGTGATGAAGCGAATCTCGTCTTTGGCTACGACATGTCTGAACATGAGTTTGTGTTGACACGATCATTCATTGGACCTGCAGATACGCTGATCACATATGATTCGAATACGATAAACCTTCATGTGTTCGGTCAATTATACACAGATGGGAATGTTGGATTTTCGAATACAAATCCTGTACACACAGTTGATGTGGGATCCAATGTCTATCTCGAAGATACAGGATCGAATGTGTTTCACTCGACTGGTAACGTGTATACACAACGCCTCGTCGTCGGAACGGGTGGTATAAGTGTCGGTGGTCTACTCACGATGAGTCCGGGGTCGGAAACACCCGTTGTCATCAATAGCAATGTCCAAATGAATGCTTTGCGCACGACCGGAACAGCGCCGTCAGGTATCTCGAACCTAACACCCACGGATACACTCTCAATAGGTGCCAATATTTTTGCAAACCTTGAGGCTGAAAATGTTCTCACAGTTTTAGGAAATGTAGCTACAACAAATCTAGTGACAGATGTCGTTTCATCGGCATCGAGTGTGACAGTTCATGCGGATAGATATGGTGGAGATAGTACCTCGAATGTACTCACTCTTAAATCCGGTCCAACTGCGTCGAACGTGAGCTCTATCGAAGTTTATGGTGCGAGTACTTCAAGTTCCAACCAAAACATTCGCCTAAAAACCAAAAACGCCGAGAGAGTACGTATTACTTCAGATGGTAAAGTTGGTATATCGACG